AAATCACCAACCTCAGACTCAGGCAAATTAGCATTATCAGCCAAAACCCGACCAGCCAAATTCAACCGATCCTTAGCCCACATAGCTTTCAACTGACGGACATGAAACTTCACTGCAACCTCACCAGCAGGAGCCTCAGCTAAACACTCATACACCCAAGCAACACCATCAGCACTCAAACCAGAAGCAACAAACAAAGCATCAGGCTCAACACCATCACGCCTAGCCGAAACAATCCGGTCAAACACAAGCCGACTCAAAGCATGGTCAAAATACTCTGCAACCAAAGACAAATCATCCCAAACCCTAGGCCACGACAAAACACCACCCAAAATACTTTTCTCCAAAGACACACGAACATTAATCATCTAAAGCCCTCGACATCCAATCATCAGACTCAACAACAACCTGATCCAACCAACATTCCTGCTCCAACCAAGTAGAAGCCAACTTAACAAACCTCAACTCACGAGAACCAACACTCTCCCTATAAGTCCGCGAAGCGGCTAACACCAAAGACACATCATTCGGAGCGAGTTTCGCAAAAATACCTTCAGCCTTCTTACGCCCTTCCTTCCTCGGATAAGAATCCCAAAACTCCTCAAACAGCTCTTTGTTAAGTTGTTTGTTATATGTTTGTTTAACAGGCGTGTCGTGCAGGTATACAACAGGCGTGTCGTGCCGGTCTAGGACAGGTATTTCACGCCCCTCCACGAAAGCAGGGTGCACCAAATACCTGTTAGAAGAATAGGCTCTACGGATAACCAAAATAAGTCCCCTAGACTCCAAAACCTTCACAGCCTTAGGAACAGTGTTCTCCTGGCTAATCCCACACTCACGCCCAAGCTCTTTTACAGTTGCAAAACAATTTGGCTGCTTATGAGCAATCTGAACAAAAACAACACGCTGAACAATTGTTAGATCCTTAGGAGCCTTATCTAAAACCAACTTCACAGCATCAAAACTACGCATGACCAAACCACTTCCCTAAACTCTCAAGCCAACAAATAGGCAACCAAAGTTCCTCATGAGCCCTACAACAAACAAAAACTTCAGGACAATCCATGCAAGGATTCATTCCTAAATCCCACCGGACACTCTTACAACAATCCTCATCTTTTAGGCGGCGAGGACTGCACTCAAACATAATCGGGATAAGCCTTGTATGGCAAGTTTTGTAAAAATTACTTTTCGATAAATTGCATTTCTGACAAGCGGCAACTAGGTTACTTGAATCATCCGCTAACCAAACCCAATCTTGAGGCCAAGCTGAACGCGGAATAACATGATCTATTTGCCCATTTCCATAAACAATAGTGTTATCACAATAACCACAATAAGCTTCATCACGCCAATAAATAGCCTGCAATAGTTTCATCTTGTCAGTTTTGTAATCTCTGACAAAACTATTTTTCACTAAAAAGCGTTGATTATCATCAAGCTCAACTAATCCAAAGCGATAAGCCAATTCAAGTTTTTCGCGAGGTCGCCAGGTATTAAACCAAAGTTTTAGGAAATGTTGCTCTTTGGCAAAAGAATCAAGAGATTCTCGGGGAATTGAATCAAGACTCTCTTTTGGAGTCTTGCCTATATTGTCTAACCATGTGGCTAAATCATTATCTTGAAAATCATTCATTTGTAGCCTTAATTCGGCTATGCATCCAATAGAATGAAATAGCCGATAGTGTGATTATCGGTTTAGCGAGGTCAGGTGGCAAAACATCTGGCCTCGCATTTATCTTATACCTTAAAAAACAAATCGGTATCCAACGCGACAGATACTTTAAAAGGCAGAATGTGGTTGCTGTTAGTGCAATCATTATGCCCACAAATACGCTCACCAGGCTTCACACGAACCCCAAACTCATCCACCGGATACGCTTCATCATCAATCTCACCCTGCCACGGATAACAAGTGATCTCACCCAAAACAGGATGCTTATAGCCAAGAGCCTTCATAGGTCGAGCATTACAAGACACACAAAAATCAGGGTGAGCATGCTTACCACGAACTTTACGCTTCAAAACAGCACCAACACAAATGTCAGCACCACACTGAACACACCGAGCCATGCCCTCAACGCATTCTTTACACTTACAAACAAATACCTTCATAAAAAAAGAAGATAGCACAAAAACTAGTTTTGTAAGCTCTTTTCCAACAAAATAATCTTTTTATCTGCCTTAGCAACCTCAAGCAACGCCTGACCACGCTCAACAGGGAACTCAGATAACTCATAAACAAGCTCATCCAACTCGATAGCATGAGCGTTCAAGATACTAATGTTTTGCAGTATCTCCAGAGAGTCCATCAGCCTTAGCCTTAATCTGATCCAAAATAGTTTTAGTTGCCTTAGCTTGAGTTGCTTCCAAATAAAGACTTCTCAAGCCCTCAAGGTCATCAATGTTCGCCAAAGCAGCCTGCCAATTCTTAGAAGGAGCCTGGCTACGGTTCACCTTAGACATCTCTTCACGACTAGCACGCTTATCACCAGAATACCCTGCATTAGCCAAAGCCCTACCAATCGAACTTGTCTCTGCTGTTTCAAGAGCCGAAGTTTTTTGAGCCATACCGACACCATCAACTTCAAACGCTAAACCTGAAGCCTTAGCCACATCATTACGCTGATCTTCAGCCGATAAATAAACCCAAGCCTGAACAACCCAAGTTGAAATAGCACGGTCATGCTGTTGAGTTAGATTCTTGGTAATAATACGCCCATCAGGATAATCAACATAAAAACGCTTGATACGTTCGGCAACCGTTTCATACTCAGCAGGATTAAACGCCGCCATTAGTTGCTACTCCAAGTCACGCTGTAAGTATCTTCCAAATAAATCCACGGAGGGAGGACACAAATCTGCAAAGCAACCTTATCTTCACTCCAGTTACTAATCCCAGTCAAAACACCCGAAACGCTAGTGCTCTTACCAGGTTCATTATTGATTACAATCGCCACTTTATCGCCAACTTTTAGGCCACTCAAATCTTTTAGCTTCGGCATTATTTACTTTCCTTAATTGTTAGATACGGTTTACCTGCACCACGCTGAGAGAGAGTGCAAACAATCTCACCGTCAATAGTGCCATTCTTTGCCCCATTTAGAGCCGAAATAGTTATAGCTTTCAACTTCTGTAACTCAGTATCAGCTTCTTTAGCAGCAACATGAGCCTTCCACACTTCAAGACCTAACTGCCCTAACTCTTCGTTACGAGATTCAATATCTGGTGACATCTGACGAACAGTTTCAAAAGTAGAATCCGAACCATCCCAAGCCGGAGCAACCTTAGATAAAACTAGATCACGAAACTCAGTGACCTTCTGCCAAATAACGCTCCAAGTGAAATCATCCCAAACAATCTCAAACTCTTTATAGCGACCAGCATTCAAAACAGCGAAGATAGCTTTACGAACACCAAAAACAAACATATACCAATAAACCTGAGTCTTATAGTGCTCTGGAATACCATCCCAATAAGAAGCCGAATGTTTAATCTCTAAAATAAAAGGCACACCATTCTCATCAACACCCAAACCATCAGGGTTAGCGTGAACCCAATCAAAATCCTTATGAGCATAACTACCAACAGTTTTCACAAACTTATCTGGATTCTGTTCCTGAAATAAAACAAAAATAGCAGGCTCAACAAGCTGACCAACACGCATAGCAACATTCCGTTTAGCATCAATCTGTTCAACATCAACAAACCCACACTTTTCAGCCCACAAACTATAAGCCGACTTGAAAGGACTAAGGCTCAAAATAGCCCCAATCTCACTACCAGAAATAACACCTGGTTGATTCCTAAGTTCATGCCATTCAGCAGATCCAGATTCAAACTCACCTAGACTGACAGCATTATTTTGGATATGTTGTAAAAACTCTAATTTATCGTTATTCATGGCTATACTCTACGCATGACCGCTGACATAACTCTAAGCAAAGACACTATCGCCCTATTCGTTGCAATAGAAGATAATGATGGCGTGGAATGCTCTAAAGTTCCTGAAATCTTTTTCCCAGAGGACTTATTCCAAGCTAATGGCATTAGTGCTAACACTTATCGGCTAGTTGCAGAAATGGAGGAAACTGCTCGAGCAATCTGCATGAAATGCCCAGTCATGGCATTATGCCTAAAAGTTGGCTTCTATGAAGATTACGGTATTTTCGGGGGAACAACACCAAAACAGCGTAGAGAACTTAGGCGAGAAAAACAAATATAGCCCTAAAAAGCCTAAAAACGCCCCGTAGAGCGTTCAAAGACCTAAACACGAGTATCTATACTACTTTTTGCCCTTATCGGCTTCTGCTTGCTCTTGAGCCTTTTTTATAGCATCATTAGCAGACTTAGACACATCAGCAGGAGTAACCCTGCCAGTAGTTGCAATCGCATAACCAAGACTTCCAATAACACCAATCATCAGCGTTCCAAAAGACACCAAAACACCAGTTATCCAAGACCCAGTTACAGCTGCACCAACACCCATAGAACCGCCAAGAATGAACAAAAAGATACCAAAGCCACGCCATAACAAAGCAGCAACAACAGCAAGAATCTGACCACTTCTATCCTTCAAAAAACTCAACATCATTATTCCTTATTAGCCAAAATGTGTTTCAACGGATCAACAAGACTCTCATAAGCAGCCAAATGAATATTCGGGTTGCCCCAATCCTTGTTAGCTTTACCAATACTCAAATGCAAGTGAGAACCAGTCGAAGCAGAACCCGACTTGTATTTACCGCCACCAGTTTTACCGATAACAGTTTCCCCGACAACAACCTTGTCACCCTTTTTCAAATCTGACTGCTTAGCCAAGTGAGCATACAAAACAAAATGACCATCACCAGCAGAATGAATAACAATCCAACCTAAAACATCAGTCCACTCATTAACAAAAACAGTTCCCGAAGCAATAGCCGGAATAGGTGAAAGTTCAGCAGGATGCCAATCCATACCTCTATGAGGTCGGCCATTACGGTAAGGAGCAAGATTACCAAACTCATCGCCACGAAGTTTAGGGGAAAAGGGTTCAATATATTTAGTCATAACCCAATTTTACTTTAAGAAAGTTATGCCACATTAAAGCAATTAAGTTTTACGCTAGGCGAATTAGGTCTAGCAGGATTAGTTGCTGTTCCAGTTGCAATTAAACTCATAGAAGCTGCACCGCTCCACCAATAAAACTGATAGTAATCGCCAGCATTCACAGTAACAATATCTTCAACATTGGCTAAAGTCTGAGCATTCTGAGCGGAAGTAGTTGTAAAAGTAGAAGCACTAGAAGGTTCAGCAGTGCCATTCAAACTTCTCCAAACCGTAATGTTGTAATTAGAAGCTCCACCAGTAAAAGCAAATTGGCCTAAAAAGTTTACTAAATATTGGCCAGCATGAGCAAAAGTAAGTTTAGATCCATCAACCAAACTAACCCCATTTGAATTAGTTGTTGTATTGATAGTTATTAGATTCGCAGAAGCAGTTGCTGCCGATGCCGGATTAGTTGAATCTTCAAAACTTCCACAATAAAGATTCGAATTACCTTGTAAACCTGCAGTAGAAGCCGAAATAACAGTTGGAGTTTCAGTAATTGCAACCGAAACAGTTGGTTCAGAAACAGTTACAGAAGTTGTAGATTCAACAACAGAAACAACAACATCACTCATCGAGTCACATTCCCAGACACATTAACTGAACCCTGCAACAAACGAGTTACCGAACCTGCACCAGCAACCAACTCCAAATCATAAGCATAAGATCCAGGAGCAATAGCCGAAGATTGAGCAGAAGTAATAGCAACACCAACAGTTCCAGCAGTTCCACCCAAAGTTATACCCGAACCAGAAGTCAAAGATAAAAGATAGGCAGTCGAATCAGCTGCTTCACGAATCTGCATAGAAGCCGAATAGCCAGTCAAGTTTAGAGCCGAACCGCCCTGAGAGATAGTGAAAGTCCTATCCCAGTCAGCTCCTTGATAAAGGGTAAAACTATATGTTCCAGGGTTAATCATCACTTCAATCCTTTACTAATAAACCAAACAACAACTGAAGTAACCGTTGCACTCAAAAGAGAAGTCAATAAAGCAGGAATCCAAGAGTTTTTATGGTTAGTTTTTTCAAGTTCACGAATACGAGTTTCATGATCTTGAGAAGCCTGTAAAATCTGTATCGACTGAGCACGAAGAATCTCAATGTCACGAACAATCTGCAACAACAAAGCTTGATTAGTTGGTTTTGGTTCAGCCATTATGCTTCAACCTCAGTCATCTCAACACCACAACAACCACAAATAACCGGTATGCCATCAGGATGAGGATAATGTTGCTCATCACCCATCTCACAGCCCACAGTCTTACAAGACAACATTTATATCCCCTAACTATCCTGCAGCTGTTCCAGAAGCCATAGCAACAGCAATACCATAAATAGTTGTAGTCGCACCAGAAGAAGCGTTACCGTTATTGAAAACACCCACAGTCACAGTTCCAGCAGTAACAGCCGAAATATATGGAGTTAAAAGAGTTGAGTTAGTTGAAACAGTCACAATAGGAGCAACCGCAAAACGACCAGACGGAAAAGCAACAGCAACAGTAGTTCCAGTGTTGACCGCTAAAGCACCTGACTGAGTAGCAGTGAAAGCCGAAACCGCAGCTGGAAGAGGTTGCCAGTTAGTTCCATCATAAAGTTCAACACGCTTATTATCAGTCACATAAGAAGGCTGACCGGCAGTTCCAGCAGGAATACCAGTTCCACGAATAGCAGAAGAACCATAGATAGCGACAGTCTGATAAGCGACATAAGAGTTCAAATCAGAAGCGGTAAGCACATCACCGATAGACCAAGTTTTAAAAGCCATAATAACCCTATTCTACTAGCCGAGGATGGAAGTGTTTAATTTGTTAGTCAAAGAAGAATCTAACCTCATAGGAACGTTAGTCAAACTAGCGACCATAAAGGTCATGTGGTTACGCTCTATATCAGCTTCAGTATTGATAGATAAAATCTGGTAATACTTATCAACAATAGAACCCATAGCCGAAGGTTGAAAACAAAGGCGAATAACATCTCTAAGCTCTAAACCTAAAACTAAGTTTTGTTGAGCAGTAGTCAAAGCCTCTAAAGCAACAGTAAACGCTTGAGCCCTATATTCAGGTAATCTCCACATACCTAAAACATCTGAAGCAATATCTTGTGGTCGAGTAACACTAGTAGTCAAATTATCTGACTGGCTATAAGACTTCAAACCATACAAAGCAGTTCCAGCAGTATCAGTAACCGTTGCAGTCGCATTAGTGCCAATAATTTGCACTTGATTATAGAGAGTTAAACCAGAGCTAGCCAGATCTAAAGAAATAAAAGGAAGTGCAGTTCCATTACCATAACTAGCACCCTGAGAGTTTTTATCAGCAAAAGTTAAATAAGTTGCAGGAGTCGGAGTAGAAGAAGCAGTATTCACACCCATAACAGAAGCCGACTGATACGGATAACCCATCCAAGCGACCTCACGCTTCAAACCAGCAGTAGAAGCATAAGGTTTATATGATCCGTCAAAATAAGTGCCATCATAAGTGGTTGAAAGTTCAACCTGCCAAGAATCAGTTTCATAACCAAAAGCAGTAGTAGTTCCAGCAGAAGTAGTCAAAACGCTAATACCAGCAGGAATCGCAGTTCCAGAAGTTGCAGTTCCTATAACCTGTTGCCAAGTAGTCGCATTAGGTGCTGGAGTTGTAACGCTTGCAGGAGTTCCAATAGAAGCACCCTTAGCATCTAACAAAGTCGCATACAAAGTAATGCCTGCACCAGTTACACCTGAACCCTTAGCGTAAAGTGAAACAACATAACTCAAGCTAGGTGAAAGAGAAGGATTATATTTAGCTTGATTCACCTCAGCAAAAGTAAGTTCAGTATCACCGTTCAAAGCAATAGCAGAACCCTTAGCGGTAGCATGCCCCAAAATATATGGAGTCGCAGTTCCCTTATTGTAAAAACTCCAACCATTAGGCACACCAGCAATAGCAACGCTAGTTCCAATAGTTGCTGTAGCAGGATAAGCAATCAGATTCTGCCTATTAT